GGCGATTCTAGTATCGAAAGATATGCACAAGCTATCTCAAGATCAGCTAGAAAATAAAATTTTTATAAATAATACAAAGTACAATAATAAGGAGATTTTTTAATGTACATGACCGAACAACTACAGTCTAAGTGGGCTCCAATTCTGGAACACGCAGACATGCCAGCAATCAAAGACGCGCACAAGCGTGCTGTTACTGCTGTAATTCTTGAAAACCAAGAACGTGCACTTCGCGAAGAGCGTTCAGCTCTCTTCGAAACAGGTAACGTTTCTGGTATCACAGCAGCCGGTTCAGATCCAGCTGGTTTAGCAAAGTACGATCCAATTCTTATTGGTCTCGTTCGCCGCGCTCTACCAAACCTAATGGCATATGATGTTGCTGGTGTTCAACCAATGACAGGCCCAACAGGTTTGATCTTCGCAATGCGTTCACACTATGCAACACGTGAAGGCGCTGAAGCTCTATTCAACGAAGCAGATACCGACTTCTCAGGTACAGGTACACACGCTGGTTCAAACCCAGTTGATGGTGCTTACACCTACGGTACTGGTATGGCTACAGATGTTGCAGAGACACTTGGTGCTTCTGGTGGTGCTGCCTTCGGCGAAATGGCTTTCACGATTGAGAAAACCTCAGTTGTTGCTAAGACCCGCGCTTTGAAAGCTAACTACACGATCGAACTCGCACAAGACTTGAAATCAGTACATGGTCTTGATGCTGAAACAGAACTAAGCAACATTCTTTCGAACGAAGTATTGTTTGAAATGAACCGTGAAGTCGTTCGCACAATCTACACAGTAGCTCAAGCAGGTGCAGCCGCAGGTACTACAGCAACTGCAGGTGTATTCGACTTAGACGTTGACTCAAACGGCCGCTGGTCAGTTGAGCGCTTTAAAGGTCTATTGTTCCAGATCGAACGCGATTGCAATCACATTGCTCAGACAACACGTCGTGGTAAGGGTAACTTTCTAATCACTTCTTCTGATGTAGCTTCAGCTCTTCAGATGGCCGGCGTTCTCGACTATGCTCCAGCTCTACAAGCAATGTCAAGCGGTTTGAATGTCGATGACACAGGTAATACGTACGTCGGTAACATCGGTAAGATCAAGGTTTATGTTGATCCATACTCAGCTAACTTAGGCGCTGCATCACAGTACTACGTTGCTGGCTATAAGGGTACTTCAGCTTATGACGCAGGTATTTTCTACTGCCCATACGTTCCGCTCCAAATGGTTCGCGCTATTGATCCATCAAGCTTCCAGCCACGTATCGGGTTCAAGACTCGTTACGGTCTAGTCGCCAACCCATTCGTCCTCAAGGCCGATGGTACACCAGATGGTGATGCAATGACAGCAAACCGCAATCAATATTTTAGACGTGTGCGAGTGTTGAATCTCATGTGATAAGTTATTGATTCTAAAGCACTTTTTAGAATCAGTTCACTTAGATTAAGAAAAGGAACCTTCGGGTTCCTTTTCTTTTTCAGTGCTAATCTAGTGTATTTTTACACAAATATAGGATATAATATATCTATCAAATTACGCCGAATCCACCATGAAATACAAAATATATTGCATTACTAATACCGTAAATGGAAAAAAGTATATTGGTTTTACCGGTAGAGATATTAATCGCCGGTTCCAAGAACACGTTGGTGGAGCAAAGAAAACCCAAGGTAAAAGATCACGCCCATTCTATAAAGCCATACTAAAACATGGCGAAGAAAACTTTGTCACAGAAGTAGTCTTTGAGTCTGATGATAGAGAACAATGTCTAGCCATGGAAACTCAGCTTATCAATGAGCACCACACCTGGTTAGATGATCCAGAATGTAATGGTTACAATACTACGACTGGTGGTCGCCAAGCTAAAAGAACACAAGAGGTCATCGAGAATCATCGTCTTCAAATGAAAGGAAGACCAAAGCCAGAAGGTTTCGGAGCGAAAATTAGTGCTGCTACATCTGGCGAAAAGAATGGCATGTACGGTCTACACGGTGCAGATAACCCAAATACTGGATACAAACATACTCAAGAAACACTGGATAAAATGTCAATCGCCGCTGTTATCAACGCAAACATTAGATATGACAAAGTTAAATCTGGAGAAGCTGAGGATTGGTTACATACATTAGAAGCTGCATCTAAAATATCCGCGACACAGAAAGCCAAAGGTGAACGTGGAGAAATGTGGATTCAGTCTCCGGAAGGTCGTAAGCATATGAGCGAAGTCCAAATTGGCAAGAAACAGACTGAAAATCAAAAGTCTATGGCGAGACAAGCTAATACTGGTAATTATCTTATTGAAAAAGAATCTGGTGAACGCTTTGTGATTCAAGGCCTGGCGACATTCGCAGAATCTATTGGTATCACGCCAGTACAATTGCAATACTCTATGAAGTCTAAAAAATTCAAAAACGGTCATCGTCTATTAGAAAAACTTGGTAAAAATTATGTATACAAAGACGATAAGAGTGTTATATAATTAATACATATCCAAGGAGAAAATATGAAAATTTTAGCTACTTTACTTTTGACGTTATCAATCAATGTGTATGCAGATGTTATGACTATGCCGAATGAAGCTCATGGCGAAATTGTATTGACTACAAGCAAATGTCCGTGGTCTGACGATAAAGAACTTCGTTATGCTTATACATATTCTACAGATGGAACTATCAAGGGTTGTTGGTTGAGGGAATCTAATGTTGTAGTAATTGGATGGGTAATTGACAAAAAGATCATGTACAAGTTTTATGAGACGAGTGATTTCACGTTGAAGAAAGCCATATAGGATTGATCATGCCTCCAGCAATATTTTGGATATTGTGTTTGCTATTTCTAATATTATGTGTTGTGGTTATAGCAGGATTAATTATACTATTGCACTTTCCTGTACTTACATCATTCATCTTATTTTCATTATTTTGTGTATATTTGATAAAAACAGTGTTATACTACAAAGAAATGTAGTATAATTAATCTACACAAACAAAGGAATTAAAATGAAATCATACGAATTTGTAAACCTCATATACAATACTGAATCTCGCGATCCTAATAATCTTCGAATCGAAACAAACATCGTAAAAGCCAAATCAAAAACTCTCGCATTACAACAACATTTTTATAATAAAATGCCGCAACTTCAACTTTTACATTCAACAATTAAAATTAATATACTTAAAAAATCAAAATAATTCAAAAAAGGGTCTTTTTGACCCTTTAATCATAAAAGCGTGTTATTCCGTAAAAAAGTATAGTATAATTAATCACACAAACAAAGGAATTAAAATGAAATCATTTGAACAACAAGTATCGGTAGAAATTGATCATACAAGTGGAAGTGATACTAAGGCAAAACAACTTGGTATTTCTTTAAAGAAAACCGTAGGTTCTGAATACGCTTATATTGCATCTGGATCAAGAGAAAACCTAAAACAGTATTTGATTTATCAATACGACAGCGAGGAAGATGCTAAAGATATCCATCCAGAAATATTCGAGGTTTAATATCACGCATTAAGGGGTCTTTTTGACCCTTTATTCTATATAGTATAAATATATCATGACTATTTTATTTCGTAGCTTATATTCGATAGTATTCATTCTGGCAATTTCTACTGCATATAATTCTAAAAAAACCATCGTAGAAGTATTCCCGGTAAAATTATCATTTCCTGTAGAAATACGACCTATAGATTTGTCTGTTCCAGCAATAAAAATACCAAAGGAACAGACTTTCTTTAGAAGTAATAAGGTCGAATTATCAGAAAAAGAATACAACTGTCTTGTCAAAAATGTCTACCATGAAGCTGGTGGAGAATCAATGATGGGCAAAATTGCCGTAGCTCAGATCACTATTAATAGACTTGAGTCTGGAAGATGGGGAAAGGATATGTGTAAGGTCATCTACGCAAAACATCAATTTTCTTGGACATCCCGTAAAAAACTTCCAATACCCACCGGCGATGCGCTAGAAGAATCTAAATTGGCAGTCGAGCAAGTCCTAGACGGCAATAGGATCAGTAAGCTTCGTGATTCATTATTCTATCATGCGACATGGATAGCTAGACCTTATTGGACGTCTGCAATGAAAGAAAAGAAAATCATAGGACAACATATATTCTATGCGTTAAATAATTAATCTCTGGTCAATATCATTTTTATATAAATATAGAAAAATATTGACCACGGGATGACCAATGAAGCTTTTCAAACAAATTAGAGAACAATATAGCAATATGTTGTTAGAGGATCGTATCGATTTTCTGAAGCAACAACATAAAGATAAACTATCAACTGATCA